TCATTTCATTTTGCCTTTGTGTTATCATTTTACTTTGCTGCGTACCTTCCATTTTTATACGCTTGTCTTTTGCAGCTTCTTTCTGCTGTTCTCTTTGACCTTGAGCTTCAGCTTGTAATCTAGTTAACTCCATATCAAATTGATGTTGCATTTGCATTTTTTGCTGATCAAGCTGTGCTTGAATCTGCATTTTTTGAATTTCCATTTGTGTTCTAGATTGCTCATATTGAACTTTAGAACCGCTAATTGCTTCTTGCTTTTGAACCTCGTTCATTGCAATTTTTTCATTAGCCTCTGCTTGAGACTCCGCTTGAGCTCTAATATTAGCTTGAGCGTTTTCTTGATCTTGTTTTGCTTTTGCTTTACGCTTAACTTTTAAAAGTTGATTTGCTAATTTAAGATTTTTAATCTGTCTTAAATCTATAGCGTCTTCAAGATCTATACCGCCTTGCTGTAGGGCAACTTGGATGTTTGCTTCTAATTGGGCTTTTTCTTCGTCATCAGGTTCTAATTCTAAGAAAATTCCAAAATCATGTAAGTTTAAATTAGCCACTTCTTTTAACGTGTTAACGTTGTAAGTACTAATAGAATTAGTTAATGATTCTGCTGTTAAAGGAAATTGTAAAGCATCTGCTAATTTAAGAGCTATGTTTTCTGCGACTCTAAGAGTTAAATAAGATGATGACTGCTTAATATGTCTTGTAGCAACGTTAGAAGCGTTAGCGGCCATTTTTTGCAAACCAACTAAAGTATTTTTATCTGGAGTACTGCCATCTCTTGCCTCGTTAAGACCCGTAACGTCACGTATCATCTGTAAGTAATACTGATATGTGTTTATAAGACTTTGTATTTTACCTTGACCAGAGCTAGAATTTAATTCTTGAATTGGTACTTTTCCAGGATTCATATCACCATCTTGGGTAAGAGATCTACCTACAATCGAACCTGTTTGAAAATACATATTTAATGCTTCAGCTGGATTATAATTAGTACCATTACCAAGATCAACTTCAGCAAGTCCGTCCATGTCTAAATAAACACCATCTGGTACTATTCTAGACATTACTTGTTGTAGTTTTAAATGTGTTATTTGAATCATATCAGCAAAACCTATACATTTGCTTACTAAGCTTTCTATTCTACCCTTGTACATTCTAGGTGCACATATAGCGTAATTCATTTTTACTTTAGTAGTATCAGCATAAGGTCTTGACATATTTTCTGCAAGCTCCCATTTCAACATAGTATCTGTGCCAAGAACTTTAGCGCCATGATATAAAACCTCTATTGATCTAGACACTCTTTCAAACATATCGTTTTCTGGTGGATCAAATGTATCTGGTTTTTCTATAGCTTTCATTAAGCCTTGATCTGTTTGTTTTATTTTAAAAACCTGATTATGATATGTCTTATAATCAAAATATAAAACTTGAACAGTGTTTTCGTCATACCCACCCCAGCCAGTTACATATTGTCTGTTACCTGGCATTTTTTGTATACGCTCTAACTCTTTTTTAGATATATTTGGAAATTCTTTTTTAAGCTCAGGTATTGTTATAGATTTTATTTCACCTACGTAGTATATATCTTCAAAATTAGGATCTTCTGTATATGAATAAACCATATAAGCTGGATCTACGTAATCAACTGTAACTCCATTAGCTGTATTAAAACTAGTTTTAGCAGCTGCAATACCGCAGACAGCTAAATCCATGTTTAACCTTCTTTTAACTAATTCGTACTTATTTTGAGCCATTATAGAAGATATAGCTTCTTCTTCCGCTATTTCAATACTTTGTTTATATGAAAGTTGCATGTGAAGTTCTAATTCTTCTTCATTTTCTGGCAATAATTCAGGGTTTAAAGTTTGATATAAGTTTATACCTAAATTATTTTTTAAGGTTTCTAAATAATCTTGAGCCAGCATGTCTTCATATATCTTAGAAGCATACTCTGTTCTTTTCTTTATAGATTCTGGATCTTGAGCATAGGCTTTAACGTCATAGGAGCGCTCTGATATACCATTAACAACAATATCAACAAACTTTGATAAAATAGGTACAGGTTTCCAGTCTAAATTTAAATAAGATAAATCACCATTAATAGATAATTCATCTTTATATTTTTGAACTGGCTGTTCGCCTCTAGCATATAATCTTAATGTATTAAAATTATTCCAATTGGTTAAATAAGCGTTACCGTTCATTCTACCTGACCTGAACCACTCATATTCAATAGCCATGGCAACTTGACTGCCGTATTCCATGCTAGCTTTTTCAGCATTGCTAACTACTTGGCTTGGAAAAGCGCTATTTGAATTAGTATATATATTCATTTAACTTATTATTTTTGATGTAGTTCCCCTGTTGTCGTATCTTTTGATACCTAAATCTACAGGTTTTATAATTTTTTTATTTACTGGAGAATACCTGTGCTTATTACAAGCCATAAGAGCAAGTCCAGAACTAATAGAAGCATCATGCTTTGTTCTATTATTTATATTAAACTTAGCCCAGTCTTCTAATGTTCTTTGAAAATAAACATCTCCATAGCCAGATTCTTTTAATCCAACAAAATGTTCTATATATGTTTCTATAGCAGATGCGTGAGCTTGTTTTATATCTTCACTAGAATTTGGAATACCCCCAATTTCTCTTTCTGTTATAGATAGTTTATTATATTTTTTATCAGGTCTATTCATTGCAAAACCTCTATAACCTCTTCTTTTAAAATAATATAATATTCTAGGTTTATTATTTTCAATTAATATAGGCATACCGTAAAAAATGCAAGCCATCAATACATCTTCAAAAAAAGTTTCAGCCGTTTGAGGTCTAGCTATGTATTCTAAAAAAAAATGATTAGGCGGTACGTCTTCCATTGAAAACTTAGTAAGACCGTGTAAAGATCCTTTTGATCCTCTTTTGTCTACAGTTCCAGATATATCATATGGGTCACAACCAAAAGCTCCCATGTATTCATTACCCGGGTAATTTACTCCATTTTTATTATATCTTTTATTTTGCAAATGAACTGGTGGCACCCATGTTATTAAAAACCTACCACTGTCATTTGGAACAAATACAACATTTGTATCTTTTTCACCATTTTGCCATTGAAAAGAACCTTTAGTTACGCTTATTGAGTTTTTAAGATCTTCATTAAAATCTATCTGTTCATAAATTTTAGTTAGATTAAATAAAGATTCTTTTGATTCGTCTCTAAAAGCGTGCTTGGTTGTACGTGGGAATTGTCTATAAAATTCATTTAAAGCATCTTGATCTTTCTTAAGACCTTCAACTTCATTGTCCCAATATTCTATTACACCTAAATCTATTATTTCACCCTGAGGCCCTTGCTTTGGTTCTTTAGGCGTGTCGAAGACAGGTAATCCATAAGAATCAATGTATCCTTCGTAATTCCACTCCATAGGTATAAACAAGCTATATAGTCCAGAGCGAGTTTGTCCATTCGCATTTCGTTGAGTGACATCTGAGTCATTGTATAGTTTTTTAAAATTATCACCACCCTTGTCTAATGAGTTACTAGTTGAACCCATCATACATTTACCTATAATTCTACTACCTAATCGTAAACAGGTTTTCGTAACCCTCCAGTTGTTGAGGATGTTCGTCGGACGTTCCCACTTGCCGCTCTCGTCGTGGACGAGTAATTTGAGTTTCTCACCGTCGTACGAGTTGTCACCGGTATTCTTCCAGTCGATCGTGGTGTCAAGTCCATCGAGCTCTCTGAGGGTCTCGTTTGTCTCGAGCTTCTTACGGGTGTATTTCGTTGCGGGTACTCTGTACGCGAGCTCTGTCTTGGGGCGGTCCATTCCGTCCTGAATCGGCTTGAAAAAGAAGGGGTAATTAACTGATATCGGTACAACCTTATCCGTGAACATCTTCTTCGCATCTGGTCCACTCTTCGATAGTATTCCATATCTAGAGTCAGAGGATATGGTTGCCAGGTTAACCACCTCGCCTGATGCCATAAATGAAAATCCAGATCGTCTATTTTTAAGGTAGCACAATCCATAACAACGGGCATCGGCCTTACAAGCCTCCCAAAAGATGTAAAATAACCTGTTTGCTTCGCGAAAGTCTGGTTGACCGACATCAATTTTACTCCACTGCAAGTACATATAATGAGTGCCAGTGATATAAGTAGAAATACCTTTGTTATAAAACCAAAAGCCTTTTTCTCTTCTAGTAAATTCATTATCGATGTAATCATACCATTTTTCTTTAAAGTCTAAAGGATATTCCTCCCAATCAAATACAGACTTTATTTTTTTTAATACTTTAGGATATTCTGTATATTCCCATTTATCCGTTTCAAACTTATGTACTTCTTTAACTTTAGGTAAAGCTATTTTTAAGTTTTGTATTTCGTATATATCACCTATTGTACCGTCTTTACTTATTACAACAATATCGTGCTCTTTATTGTAACCATAATCCCATTTTTTATAACGGTTCATACGGTTTAAAACTTTTGGCTTAATATGATCTTTTAAGATCTTAAATAAAGACTGCTCGTACATTATTTTTTAGATCTACCTTCAGCAAAACCTTTAAAAGTTCTTTCTTCTTTAACTTCTTTCGGTTTATCGTTTAATAAGTTTTCTTCTTCTTCAATGCGACTAAGTATTTCAAAAGCATCGAATATAGCAAGCTTTTTTGTGGCTGCAGCATTTTTAAGTCTATCAGCTGATATATCATCATCTGAATCAACAATAGCTTCTTTAGCTACTTTGATCAACTCCTCTACTGCTCTCTGCCCAGCTTGGATTATATTCTTCTTCGTTTCCTTGGTATTCATACTTAATTACAATATCATTAGATTTCATACAATAAAGTCGTTTATCATCGACTAAAAACTCCCATTCACTGTTGGGAGTAAATCCTACAAGATCACCTGGGCTTATATTAAGCGCATCTAAGGACTTATTACTGTATTTAAGTATACCAATAAGGTTTGCCTCTTTATCTAGTGTTAGATCTTGTTTGCTTTTTATAGGTGTTACAAAGCATCTATCATTTATAGTTTTCCATTTACTTTTATTTTTATATAAATAAATTTGGTCAACCGCGCAAAAATAGTGATCATTTTTAAAATAAGATCTGCTTTTTTTCTTTTCACCTTTCATATCATAAAACGTTCTAAAAACATTTTGATGTATGATTATTATAGCACCTTTTTTTATAGGTGTTGAAAAGGCAGCTGGGGTTTCTACAACCCTAGCTAACCTATTTACAAATTTCCAGTTTTCAATTTTAGTATTTACAACTAATTTTTTACCACCTACGTTAACAGTATTGCTGTATTTATCGCCAACTGGTTCAACGATAAAATCGTATAGACTCTTCATTAATACTCTAAATCATACTCAACTGATATAGCCATGTTAGAGTTGAATTTCTTCCACGGCAATACCTCGTTATTTTTCTTTATATGTATATTATAAGAACCATCAGAGTCATTAAATAAAATATAAGCTATTTCGTGACCACCATATACTTGCTGGCCAACGGAATAATGCATAGCTTCATTTTTATAATCAGAACCAATACTGATTTTTCTTATAACAGAATCCATTACTCAACTACTTCTAGAGTATCTTCTTCTTCTTTAATTTCAGTGTACTCACCTGTTTTCAAATCAATAGATATCTTACCGTAAGTTTTTTCTAGCTTGTCTTTTTCTTTAGCCAATTCTTCATTAACTTCTGCAATTTTGTGAAGTAAAGCATGTTTTTGTGTTTCTAAAACTCCTATCTCAGAAACTAAAGAATCTAATCTGTTTTTTATTTCTACTATTTCTTTTAGTTCTTCTTTTTTAATTTTTGCCATTTGATTTAATTTAAGTTAATTGTTTTATATTTATATAGTTACACCTGTTTTAGTAAATCTACTATTCAGATATTTCTTCGTAGTCATCTGCATAATCCGCAGGTAAATATGACTCCATACCACTTACTTGCTCAGCACTGCATTCGTCTTTGTAAAAGTCGTTAGATAGTAACCAAAGAAAGTGATCTTTTAGAACTTGCAATTGCTCTGCAGAAGTTTCTGAATCTGCAGCTTCTGCTAATTGACCATCTACTTGACCAACTATAACTGCTTTGTGACTGTCTGGTGTATTTTCTGATGTAATTGTATTTTTGTACATTTTAATTATTTTCTAAAGTTTGTATTCTAGTTTCTAACTGTTCTATTTTTGTTACTGCTTCTTTTAGTGCCGCTGTAAGTAGTGGTACCATTTTTGCTTGATCAATACTTTGATATAATGGATCTCCATTTTCGTCTAAAGCATCTTTTGCACCTACAACACATTCTGGTATTATCTCTTGAGCTTCATGAGCTATAAAACCATCTAATACTGTTGGATTAGGATCTAATTTATTACCGTTTTCATCTAAAGGAGATATAAAATTAAATCGAGATGGTTTTAAAGATTTTAATCTAGAAATACCATCAGTTATAGGCGTAACGTTTTCTTTTAATCTATAATCAGAAGAAGTACTAAAAAATGTTTGGTATTGGTTCATACTAACGTTTCCACCTATTGAAGTAGAATTTCTTTGAAAAAGTATTAGATATTGAGGAGTATTTCCATTACCAGTAGTTGTTCTAACCTTCATTATATTGTCTGTTCCAAAAACATCTAACTTAGCCGTAGCATCTCCATCACTACCAATACCAACGTTACCTCTTATAGCTGCAGTTGCCGTACTGCTATTACCTAAAAGAGTAGTATTATCACCTAGTCCAGTTGAACCTTGTCCTATTACAATTTGATTTGTACCACCAGCAGCACTAACCTCAGCAGCTTGACCTATCATTATATTGTTAGTACCCGTAGTAATTGCATCACCGGCATTTTTTCCAAGACACGTATTGTTATCACCACTACTTAAATTATTTCCAGCTTGATATCCTACTACTGTATTTCCTTCAGCACTATAACCACCAATTGCTAAACAATTTGTACCAACAGCTACTGTTGAATTAGCTCCAGTAGTTGTAGTTGCTGCCATGAAATTTCCTATGAAAACAGAATTATTAGCAGCAGCACCAAGCTCCATTACACCCTGCCCAATAGCTACTGTTTGAGAACCATTACCAGGACCTTTACCAGCAGCTCTACCTAAAAATACATTATTGCTTCCAGTGTTGCTTTTTCCAGCTTCGTATCCTATCATAGTATTACTCTGCTGAGTTGTAGTAGAATAACCAGCTGAATAGCCAAAATTTGTATTTTGAGTTCCAGAAGTTTGAGAGTAACCAGCATTGTGTCCTATTGAAACATGGCTTGATGAAGTGTTTACTCTACCAGCGCTTCTTCCAACATATGTACCACTGTCTCCTGTGG